AATATTCTTGATAGTCTCGTCGTTAAACCACTCTGGATTATTTTTATATTGCATTGTAAAAGCATCTCGTCTGCTTTCTCTTTCTTCTCTTTCAAGATCGGACACCGTACGCTCGGCGGGGGCGGAACTAGGGACGGTTTTAGGGTTGACAGGAGATTTCTCTTGACCTAAGTTGTACTCATCATTCCAACACTCCTGATTGAACCAAGTAGAACCATTTTTGATATATTCTTTCGTGGTTCCTTGAACTTTGATCTGCGTCAGATACTTTATGATACCTGTTTGGATCTCTTTATTCGTTACACCTTTCTTGATAGCTCGTTTATATGCTGAGAACGCTTTTGGCTTCCCACTCTTCTTTGGATATAGCTTCCACAACTTTTCAAAGTCTTCTTCAAGCTGCTTTTGGACATTATTATTAGATGATTTATTATATTGTTCTTTTATGGCGTAACCTGTTACACCCCCCGGGTGAATTTCATTACATGGGGGGGCGTAATCTGTTACACCCCCCATAAATCTGTTGCAATATGGGGAAGTAATTCTTCCTCGTCCTATAACTTTCCCGCTTTTCTTATCAGTTATTATTTCTCTTTTGATATATCCCAACTTTTCTAATTCCGATAAGCAATTTTGAACTGTCTTTTCTGATTTAGCTCGTATTCTCTTAGCCATCTCTTTATTACTCATAAAGAAGCTACCTGTAACATTGAGCATTGAGAAAATTTCACCAAATAAAAGAATTGACTTATCGCTTTTAAATCTTGGATCATGAGCAACCTCAGCAGGGATGTTTAGAAATAATCTGACTCCCGTAAATTCTTTTTCAGCCATACTTCACACCTCCCATTTTCTATCGGGCATCCCACCCGTTCGGCGATTGTACGTTCGCTAACTCTCGTAGTTTCCTTTAACGTTGATTTTCTTTAGTGTTTCTTCGTCCAGCTTGATACCATTTGCTGAAACGTGATATAACTCTGCAAATCTTTCTGGCCCAAGCTGATGATAGTTCTGATGGTGCGTTCTACATAACGGCAGAACTCTATGTTGCGTATGGTCCACTTTGTTACGATCAACACCCATTCCAACTGTATCGACGTGGTGTATATCAGCTGGTAAACCACATACTAGGCAAACTCGATGTCTACAGCATTGATAGATGAAGTACTGTTCTTCTTTTGGCAGTAGCTCGTATCCTTTAGCAAAAGGAACATGCCACTCAAACATGAAATCTACTACCAATTCAATCAATACATTTGCATCTGTCACGCTTGATCTTGTGCGATCTGCCAAGCTAATTTCTTTGCCTGTATAATACTGATATTGCAGATAGAACATGTCCTTCAAAAAATCTTGCGGTACTACGAAATGATCTACAATATCGTTCAGCAGAGCGAAGAACAAGCGCCGTTGCTTCTTTCTGACACGTCTTGTATCTGCAAGTTCCCAATCAACATAGAACTGTTCTTTGCTACCAGCTACAGTCTCGATGTGGTCCAAGTTAGGCATATGATCTAGCTTCACCATCAACCATGCTCCGCCGTCATCTGCACGTTGCAGGATAGCTCGTGATCTTCGCTCCATTTACTCTCATCTCCTAGAACGGTAAATTATCGTCTGAGATCACTTGTCCTGCTCCTGCAAACGGATCTGCACCAAAATTATTTGGTAGGTTAGCTGCTGCTTGATTAATAGCTGATTGTTGAGCGCCAAAGTTAGATGGTCTCGGTTGTTGTCTTGCTGGAGCAAATATTCCGTTTGGTTTACTCCCTTCTGGGTCAGTAGGATTGTGTGAAGTAACATCCAAGTTATAGTAACCCTTGTTGTTTGGTTCAGAGCTCCATTCTACTGTCACGTTCAGTTTGTTGTATTTTTTTAACCCTTTTAACAAAATATCCAGTGTATTGATCTGAGTACCAGCTGGAATACCAGCAGCCACCAGTAATGTGTTAAATCGCTTTATCGATTGTTCTTCTTTTTCTGGTGTCGTATCATCATATATGACGTTGTCAAATCTGATCGTCCCTCCAGCATACTTACCGTCTAAAACTTCATAGTCCAGCACTAACATTTCTTTACCAGTACTTGCAGTTTTCAATTCTGATGTTGGTAGCAAACGCACGTTATATGATCCTGCTTCTTCCACTCGACGTCCTAACACGTTATTTTCATCTACTGTTAATCCTTTAAATGCCATAATTTATCTGTCCTTTCTTAGCTAGCTTTTTTAGCTTTCTTTTCTGGTTCTTCTGCTACAATTTGTTCAGTTGGCTTAGGTTCAATAAGTTCATCTGCCTTGATTAGCTTACGATCGTCAATACGGTTTTTAGCGTGATTCCCTTGCTCTGGATCAAGATCTATCCAACGTTCACCATCTTGCAAATAAAGTCTTCCGACTAAATCAAACATAGAAGTAAATGCATTGAACGTTTTCAAGTTCATATCTGCTTCATAACGTCCCTTGCCATCTAAACTACCTGTATCTTTGTCGATAGCATGAGCCGTAGCGTAAATAGTTTTATTACTTTGCCTTAGCCTTGAGCCTAGATCACGAAACCACTTTTGCATTGCGTTGTAATTTTGTCGATTATCTTTAGCAGCATGCTCGATATTGTCTAGCACGTAATTTTGCAATGCTGTTACATTGTCCAAACAAATTACATCAAATTTCTTACTTGCAATTGCTCTGTCTATTACGTGATCTACTACTTTTTGAATTGTTGCTACGTCGGGTTTGCTAAGGACACCTAGCGTTGTGTCTCCTGTATCTTCCAAAACGTTGTATGACATGTCGAAACTCAACAGTAATTTATTGCCTTTGAACTGTCTTAATAAACTTGTCTTACCTGTTCCGCCGTCTCCGTAGATGAAATACATCCAACGTGCTTCAGGAAATTTTCCCGGTTCGTAAAACTCCATACGTTAACTCCTTTCCAAGTCTTCCGACTTGATGAACGTGCCGTTAACTGTTTTCCCTTTGCGATCCTTGATTACGTTGTAAGCTTTGTTTAAGCAATCGATAGGATCAAGCCCACGTTGGTAGCACAGAATAATCATCACTACCAAAATATCGCCTACCGAATCAATTTCTTGATCACGCAAATTCTTATTGATTGCTTCGGATAATTCGCCGAGTTCTTCAATAAGCTTCATTACTTGCTTATCTGAATACTCACCAATATTACGATCATCAGCCCATTTTTTTAGTCGTTCGTTGATTTCTTCAAACGTCATTTCTTCACTTCCTTTCAATGACAAGCTCACGTTCGGAAGCTTCTAATACTTCAATAGCACTGTTTTTAATTGCAACGGCTAAATTGTCTAAGTCTTGCTTAGTGCCTTTCAGTTTGAAAGATACAATCTGCAACTCTCGGACCACTTCTCCCGTTTCTGAATCGATTTGCTTACCGTTAGCTTCAACTAGCTTTTCTTTTTCTTGCTCAACTAACGCTTGCTTGGCTAATCGTTCAGCTTCTTTTTGCTGTAATAATTCTTCATGATCGCTATCTGCTGCTTTCTTGGCTTCCCAGTAATCGAAATCTCGTGCGATCTCAACATATCTTGTTTTAGGCAAATCAAGCTTCGCACAGTACTCTGTGATCATTTCAACATCTTTGTTGATACGCTTTTGTTTCTGCACAGCTTCAACGATTTCAGCCATTGTCTTAGCTTTTGTTGCAGACTTGAGCAACCACGAATTTTGTAGCTCGACAGTTGCAGGATCAACAGCATTAGCTTCAGAAACTTCTTTGATCATCGCTTGGACGTTTTCTTTACGTTCATCACGTTGCTTGTCTTCAAAGAATTTAACGCCATCATTGATCGATTGATACACATTATTTAGCTTTTGAATATATGCCTTGATTTCATTCTCAAAAGCGTTAAGTGGCTTGTTATAAATGCGCTTTTGTTCTTTGCGCTTATCTTCAAGCGCCTTCTTCAAAGCATTAACTTTAGCTTTCGAATCTTTAGCGTCTTTCAACGTTTCTTCTGTAACTACAATGCCTTCGTACTTGCTAATAAAAGCTTCGATTGCTTGATTTAAGACGTCTTTATTTTTAATCTTTAAAGTTGCTGGCGTGTAAGCAATATCTACTTGCTCAAGTGTTACTAATTCATTAGTCATGTTTATCACTCCTCATCCCAAGTCTTTTTTGCAATACGCATAAAGTCCTTAACTACTGTTGGTGGCAAAGAGTCAAATAGTGCACGTAACATTGCTACACCTAGATTGTGATTAAAATCAAAGTCCACTCCAGCTAAGTTGATATTTTTTGGACTTGCGATCAGAATATATCCATCAAATTTTGATTGTTCAAGCTGATCACAGATCTTATCGAAGTCATTGTTATTCAGCTTCATCTTCGCTCTCCTTTTCAAGAATTCGTTCAACCATATTCCCAAGTGCATGTTGCATCATGTGTGCTTGCGACTGTTGTAATGATCAGAGCTAGAATACCAGCCCATCCGAAAACCCATTCTGTGTGTGGCAGGAAGCCGGCAAGCATTACGCCTGCTAAAACAGCCACAAGATAGCTACTATCGATCCTCATTGTCGCTTACCTCCTTTAAATTGACATTGTTAATCATCTAACCCTTTAATGTGCGCTACTAGTGTTAGCGTCACATTAGCAGTGCTAGTAAAATTTTTTTCAATCTTCAAATCAATAACTCCCTCAAGTTTTTGATCGTCAAGAAAAATATTCTTATCGTTAAACGAAAGTACGTGTAACTTATCATTCTTGTTATTTTCCATATCACCACCCCCTTAAAATCATCTCTGATAGCTGCGATTGGTCTTCATCTAATAGATCAACACTGAGTGACAATCCGCCTAACCTGTCATACACTAGATTGCAGACAGTTGCCTGCTCTATTGTGATCTTGCGAAGACGCTCTTTACGCTTCCTGATACGTTCTGCTAGTTCTTCTGCTGTCATTTATCCAACTTCCTTTCATTTTGGCAACGGTTCGTCCCAATCAATCCGAAGCATGTTTTCTTCAAACCACTTCCTAGCTCCGCTTGGTCGGATCGTGTATCTGAGCTTACCGCTCGCCATCTCACTTATATTGCACCAATCTTTGATGTCATCTTGATTGCGTCTAAGCAACCATCTAAGCCATTCAAGCGACTTGTGTAACTCAAGTTCTTTATTGAGTTCTTTTACCCCCCAAGGCTTACCGAACTCTTTTTGTTCCTTAAGTTGCTTGTACTCCGTTTTTTCTACAAGCACCATATTTTCTGGAACTTGTATCGTTACTTCTGCTTTTAGTGCTTGCATCTGCACCACCTCCTTAAATTTCTACGATTGTAAATTCGTATTGATGATTTCCAACTTGAACGCTAGCTTTTTGATCTAACTTGCTTTCTTGTAGCTTATATCGTTTATCAAAGAGCTTAGCTAGTTGTACATGTTGATGAGCAAACTCCGAAATAGCCATATACGCTAGATTAGATGTTTTGTATGATCCCAAACGTTGCTCTATTACTTCGTTACCTTCTGTGAACTTTTCGATTACGCTGTATAACTTCATCTTTCGTTTACCTTTTTAAACTTTTCGTTTAACTTTTCTTCAAAAAAATTTCAACTGGTAAGTCCAAAACTCTACTTGCTCTAATCGCTACTTCAGCAGACATTTTTTTATTTCCATTTAAAACTTGCCCTAAATAGTTAGTTGAAATACCAATCTTTTCAGCCACAAACTTTTGTTTAAGGCCTTTGGAATCAATGTCACGCTTTAAAATCTTATGCGCATCATTTTTGATAATGTCTGTCATTAAATCACCACCCTTAAACGTTATGTTTAACTTACAAATACATTATATTTAAACTTTATGTTTAAGTCAACACTTTTGTTAAACTTTTTGTTAAAAAATGTATTTTTTTTGTTTAACTATGATAATATAATTAATGTATTAAAGATATTAATAAAAAGGAAAGAGGTGCCTTATCGTGAGTGAATTAAGTATCAAACTAACAAATTTACGAGAAGAACGTGGCTGGAGCAAAACCTACGTCTCTAAAAAACTTGGATTATCTAATATGCAGACTTACGCAAATTATGAATATGGATCTCGTGAACCTGATTTAGAAATATTGAAAAAAATTTCTGATTTATATGATGTAACAACTGATTATCTTCTCGGTAAGACACCTACACCACAATTTACCGCTAAAAACGAGCGTGATGTGCAAAATATCGTTGATGATCTTATCAATGGTCTTAGTAATGAAAATAGTCTTGCCTACCTTAGAAATGGTGGCGAAGAAATCGACGAAGAAGATGCAGAACTTATCAAAGATGCTTTAGAAAAAGTTGCTAGACGTTCAAAAATATTGGCCAAAGAAAAATTTACACCTAATAAATATAAGTAAGGTGGCGTTGCTTTATGTCAAAAGAACTTATTAGAGATAAAGTTGCAAAACTTGTTAAAAAATTCGATACCACTGATCCAGTTAAGCTTTGTAGGTGTCTAGATATTCAATGTGAATTTCATGATCTTGGGAAAGACACTATGGGCTTTAGAACTGAAATATGTCGAATAAGCTATATTGCCTTAAATTCAAGAAATAGCAATGAAGATAACTTTATTACTATTTGTCATGAGCTTGGACATCATGTTTGTGGGCACTCAACAAATACAGAGTTTCTAAAGCATTCTAATCTTGTTTATGTGAGGCAAGGTGTAGAATATGAAGCTAACACTTTCATGGTTGAGCTTTTAACCTATGGTGTGAATGCTGCTGAATACATGAATGAAGAACAATTATTGCGTGATCGCAATGTACCAAAATGGGCCGAACGATACGTGGACTGGAATTACATTAAAAATAATGCTGATCTAAGTTCGTTCGACTCTATTTATTAAGTTAAATTTGTAAGCCCTATCGTTTTGCGTTAGGTAATTTTTTTGGAGTTTACATTTTAAGTAAGTTATAGTGTTATATTTGACCAAAAACTGATGTCGTAAAAAGCTGAATAAAAAAGGAGATGTTTTTATGGCTAAAAAGATTAAAGATGAGAATGGTAATGTATACGTTCAAAAGAAGCCATTTTACAAACGTGTTTGGTTTTGGATCGTAGCTGTGATTGCTGTTTTTGTTATCGGCGGAGCTTTAGGCGGAGGCTCTGATGATACTTCTAACTCTAGTTCAAAAACTGAACAAAAGTCCAACAGTTCTACTGCTGAATCTAGCTCTAGTGAAAAAGTATCAGCTGAATATCGTGCCGCTTTAAACAAAGCTCAAACATATTCTGATACTATGTACATGTCCAAAAAAGGTTTATATGATCAATTAACATCAGAAGCTGGCGAACAATTCCCGGCAGATGCAGCACAGTATGCAGTTGATCATGTGAAAGCTGATTGGAACAAGAATGCTCTAAAAAAAGCAAAGACATATCAAAAAGAGATGGATATGTCGACAGAAGCTATTCGAGATCAATTAACTTCTGATTCAGGTGAACAATTTACTCAAGAAGAAGCAGATTACGCAATTCAACATCTTAATGATTAAGCTATTATTTGAACCCGTCCTAGTGGCGGGTTTTAAAAGCACTAAAAAAGAACATACATTCTATTTTATGGAGGTAATCAATATGGCAGCATTCAGAAAACGTGGTAAAGGTTGGGAAGTACGAGTTTCTTGGTATGATGAAGATGGAAACCGTCGATTTACACAAGCTTCGGGTTTTAAAACAAAAATGGACGCAAAGGCATATGCACTTGAATTAGAACAAAGTAAAACTAAAGGAACTATCACTAGTAAAAATGTAGTTTTTGCTGAATACTTTGTTGAGTGGTTTAAAATCTATAAGCAAAATAAGATAGCTCCCGTTACAGCGGATTTGTATCGAAATATAGCTAATATGTTAAAACAAGAATTTGGAAAAAGAAAGATAGATAAAATAAGTCGCAGAGATTATCAACTATTCATGAATTCTTTTGGTGAAACACACGCTAAATCCACTGTCCAAAAAGTCAATTCAATTATACGTGCATGCGTAAAATCAGCTATCTACGATAATTTGATCGCTACTGATTTTACGCAGAATATAGAATTAATCTGGGATGACAACAAAACTAAAAAAGTTGAATACCTTAACGTTGCAGAAATTTCAAAGTTAATAGCTATTACTAAGCGAAAGTTGAACCATCACTTCACTAGCAACTATATGATTTTGACAGCTATTTATACCGGGATGCGTCAATCTGAAATTGCTGCTTTAACTTGGGATGATATTAACTTTAACTGGCAAACTATCACTGTAAATAAGTCGTGGGACTATCGAACTAAAGCGTTTAAAAACACTAAAAATGAATCTTCCAAACGTGTAATAAAAGTTACTAAAGAACTATTAGATTTGTTAAGCGAACTAAAACAAAACGGAAATTCCTTAGTATTTGTAAATCAATATGGCACTATCCCTTCGCCGACAGCATTAAATAAAGAACTCCGAAATCTAATGCAAGAAGCTAATATCAACAAAAAAGGTTACCATTTCCACAGCATCCGACATTCGCATGTTGCGCTCTTACTTTATAAAGGTGTTGACTTATATGCCGTCAGCAAGCGTTTGGGACATTCAGACATTACAATGACAGCTAAAAAATACGCCTATTTGATTGATGAGCTACGAAGTAAAACAGATAAAGAAATAGATACTGTTCTCAGCAATCTTGGATTTAACAACGATACCGACAAATACAAAAAAACCATCTGATAATTATCAGATGATTTACTATATTTTTCTGTTTGGTGGGCATTTGGTGGGCATAACAGCCCTAAACCCTTGATATAACAGGTATATTTAAGGAGAGTACAGGATTTGAACCTGCGCGCCGGTATTAGCCGGTTCGCCGGATTTCGAGTCCGGTGCATTACCACTCTGCCAACTCTCCATAACAAAGAATATTATAGCAACTTCATTTTTAAATTGCAACAATATTTAAAAAAATATATACTTAAAATTCTCTAATTTCACCAAATATATTTAGATCCCACTAGCTTTCTTTAGTGTGGCTAAGTACGCTTTAGTCCTCAGTACCAGCTAGCGTACCTCTTGAAAGTACAAACAAAAAAGCATCATTACTGATGCTTGGAAATTATCATCTTAACCTACTACTTGCAATGTTGCCTGTAAATATTGCCCGATATAACCATCATTATTGAAGTTTTCTTCAAGTTCATCCAACGAGACCAGCTCACTTTTAGTGAAATCATTTGGTAACTGCTCCAACAAATTTTTATGTACATGCTCGATATGGTGGCGCGTGATCTTGATAAATTCTGAATAAAATAAAAGATTGACCTTATAATCAGGCTTTGATAGCCCTGTATTGGGAAAATGATACGTTACATTAAAACGCGTAAATTTCCCCTCATGAAATCTCACTTCAGGCCGTTCGACACGATCCTTGATATCGATCTTAGCTTTCACACACGGTAAAGTTAGTTGCTTTAACGTAAAATATTGTGGATACCTGATATGAACTAAATAAATATCTTTTCGCTGTTGATCTACATAAAAAACGGATAAAGTCCATATAATTGTGTAAAAGTTAAAAGGCCATGTAACAGCCCTTTTTACGGTACAATGTTTTTAAC